TGGCGTTGACGAACGTCATCGAAGTTCCGTTCGACGAAGGACGCGGGCAGCTTGACCTTCTCGGCCAGTTCCATCACTTCCGCTTGACGTGCGGGATCCTTGCGGCTTCCCACGTACATCGACTGCTGAAGGGTTTGCTTCTGCGTGTTCTGCGTTTCTTCGATCATGGCGTCGTACTCGTTCACTTGAACGCCCGTGCCGCCACGTTGGATGTCTTCGAGTTCGTTAAGGGCCACGCTTCCCCACCATGCCAGAGAGTTTCTTGCGGTACAGCGCCAGCACGGTGTCGTCGTTTACGGTCACGCCCTTAGCTCGAAGGGCCGACTCGATCTTCTGACGTTCTGTGGCTGGTACTGATGCGACATCAAAATCAAACTTCTTATCTGTCCCACGTTCAAGTTCAAAGAGACGTTTTTCTGTATCGAACCAGGGGATGAACCCGCGGTTCGTGATCCCTTTGACCATCAAGCCGTCGACGATCCCCTGCATCTCTTCGTTCGTGACCTTCTTGCCGGTATCGAGTTGACGCTTGCGGACTTCTTCATCGACACGCCGGCGGAACAGGTTCACGGACTTGGCGTCTTTACTGGCGGGCTTCGGTGACGGGTCGATGCCCGCTTCAGCCAGCGCACCGTTCACGATCTGCTGATCAGACTGGAAGCCATCCAGCTGCGTGTTGTCGCCTTTGCGCGCATCGCCCTGGGCGTTGACCAGTTCCTTGAACTCGGTGTCGCCAAGCTTCGCCCGGTAAATCAGAAGATCGGTCTTCATGAATTTATCGCGCATCGCCGGCGTCGCGGCCATCTGTTTCAAGTTGTAATATTCGTTCCAGTCGGTCTCGACTTTATCCGACTTCAGGTACGATTCGATCGAGTTCTTCTGGGCGGGTGACATCGCGGCCCACTGGCCGGGCGGAATGTCGTCCTTATTCCTTGACTTTTCGACGATGGAGTAAGCCGATCTGAAGGCCTGTTCACCAGCATACTGTTGCGCCTGTTCGCGCTCGGCGAACCGCTGCTTCACCCGTTCGCGGGTGGCATCCTGGATCTTCGGGTCTTGGATCTTGTCGACTTCAGCCAAAGCCGAAGTCATGTTCGAATGTTTCGATACGATGCTGCCGGCCTGACGCTGGGACTCACCGCGAAGGCTTCCTTCTTGAAGCGCAGTTTCGACCTGCGTGGCATCTTGGCCGACGATCGAACCCTTGATCTTGTTATAATATTCAGATGCCGCGAGATCTTGACCGTTCGCCAACATCCGCTGGATCACAGCTTCGTAAGTCTTCGAAGCGGCTTCGGCTTTACGCTGCGAGATTACTTCAGGGGCTTGGCCCGCGCGCGCGCCGTGCGAGTCGATCAAAGCGTTCTGAATTTTTAAGGCCTGATCGACTTTGCCCGGATCCTGGTAATTCATGACCGCATCTTCTTGCGTCGTCTTGATCCCCGAGATCGTGGTTTCTTGATCGTATTCTTGCGCTTGCTGAAACGTGTGGCGGGTCAGGTTCCCATCGAGATCCCGAAGTTCCTGCTGGCGGATCTTCTGATACATCGCCCTTTGTTCGTCGGTCGCAAGCGATGACTCGATCTGATCGGCGCCCTTGTTAAACTGTTGGCCGTATTCTTGCCCGACTCCGAACGCGTCCTTGCCCTTGCGGTTCATGGCGCCGTTCTTCGGGTCGTACATCAGGTCGTTTCGAAGCTTTACGGTCTTCGTATAAGCTTCTTGTGTCGCAACGTCGTCGGCCTTCTGCCGCTCTTCCTTCGCGATCTGGAACGCCTGCTGGGCGAGACCGGCGCCGGCACGACCGACAGCCTCAACTGCAGCGCCGCCGCCGAACGAAGCTTCGGACGTCTGAACATTAAGGCGCGCGTTTGGCGCGGCCTGCTGTCTCGTTATCCCCTGTTCGTTTGAAACTGGAACCTGCGGCATGGTTTATTCCTTCGTCGTGGTGGGTGTGCTTCCGCGACTCCGTTACTCGGCGACACCGCTGGCCGTGTAACTGAACGCGTTCATCCCGCCCGCGATCATCGTCTGACGTTGCGTGCTGCGGCCGGCGATGGCGGCCATCTGTCCGCTGGCCCGGTTATTAATCGCGTCGATCTTGTAACCGTAAGCTTCACGCCATGCGTTCGTTTTGATGTTCATCTCATCGACTGCACCGATCGCGCGCGTCGATTCAAGAACGTCGGCGCCGGAAGATCCAGCGTCGTTAATGTCGAGTCCTTGCGCAGCCATCGCCACCCGTTGAGATGCGACCAGCTTGTCGGTCTTGGCCTTCGATGTTCTGGCTTCTTGGCCGCCGCGGATGATCGCGTCTTTGGCTGCTTCTTCGCCGAGATAAGCGTTCAGTTCACCCTGACTTTTCTGGAAGTCGCCTTGTGCGCGGGCGGCTTCGCCCTGCGAGTACGCACTTGTGACCGTTGCGCCCGCCATCATAATGCCCGCTGAAAGTGCCAACCTATCCCCCCGCTCTAAATGGGATCATACCGCTCGGCGCGATCCCCTGCACCGTCACCGGCACCGGATCCACTTGGCGCATAAACACCCGACCGTGTGAGTTCCATTCAGCCCTAATCAGATCAGACTTCGTTCCGGTGAACAAGTCCGGCGGTTCGTCCTGCGTTTCGTCCGTGCGCCACTCGGTTTCAAACAAGCCATCCAGCGGATCATCGGCATCGTCGGCCGGCGCCTTCGGACCAGAGAAGATCCCGCGGGTCTTCTCAAACCATGCGGTGAACTTGGCGGTCAGCTTCTTCTTATCGACCAGCGTTTCGCCCTGCACCGTATCAAGATCCAAGGTCTCAAGATCGGATATAAAAGGCAGGCCGACGTGCACGACAACGTAAGGTTTATCGAGTGTGATCGTCCCGTTCGTTACGGTGTATGTCGTCGACACTTCGGCATTGTTCGGGCTGCCGACCACGAAGCCATCAGCGAAGACCGATACTTCCTTGCCTTCCATGTGCCAAAGGCCAGTAACATCGGCGCGCGCAAGACCCCATGATCCTGATGCGTTGCCGATCGCGGTCGACTGCATTGAAGCCGGAACCGTTCTGTGTGCCCGACCCGTCATCACGGTCCCGCTGGTGTAAGCCGTCAGCGTAAAGCGGATCTTCGTGCCATCACTTCCGACTAGATGGATCTGCTTGCCGACGTCCGATGCGGCGAACGTGCTGGCACTTGCCGTGATCGTCAGGTCTTCTTCGTAAGTCCAAGTGGTTCCGCCCGACAAGGTCATCGTCGTGACGCCGGTGTGGCGACCATCGCGGGTCACGGCCGAGTCCATGAACACGCAGTCTTCGATGTCGTCGATGGTTCTGGTGTTCATCCGTTCGATGTACCGCTTCGTCACGCCACCGATCGTCCGGCGGATCACGGCGTAAACGACATCTTCAGTCCCTTCGCGCACGGTCGCGACCGACTCGAAGAACCCGTCGGTGTCGTGGTGGTGCCATGCCAAGATCTCTTGTTCGCGCAGGTATGTAAGTCCAAGAAGAACGCCGTCGTCGCGCACCGCCCACACGATGGAGTTCGGCACCTGCTGGTATGTCCAGTCGACGATGGTGTGATTATCGAACAGGTGGGAACTGAAGATCGTAAGATCGTTTCCTTTATACCCGTCGACCGAGAAGTCGAACGCCAAGTCGCGCACGATCCCCTGCAGCGCCTGAACATATAAAGCATTGTTATTTATAAGAACCGGTTTAAGTTTCGAAGACCCGTTGTAACCGACCTGCTTCGGGTTCACTTGCGTCGGCGTCAAGAAGCCCGACTGATCACCCTGAAGAACCCACTCGCCACCTTTGGTCAGGCAGACGATGGACCCCAGATCCAGAAGATGGCGGATCTCGTTTAGTTCGCCGGCCAGCGTGAACTTCACCGAGTCGTCGTCGACCAGCGGGTAATGCCTGGTGAAGTTGTTCTCAAGCGCCGTCTTCGAAGCCCAGCCGGTTTGCCCGTTGTCGGTCGTTTGCGCAAACGCCAGGCGTTGCTGAATACTTGCGACGACGGCCGGATAGGTATCGGCGTCGGGTGTCGTCGCGTCGTTAATGTCGGTACGAACTTCGGGCGGGTTATCGAGCGGGTCGCCGTTGCCGCCTTCATCATTGTAAGTCGTGGTGGCCGAAGTCCCGTGATAGCAGTAAAGGCCCTGCTTCTCTTTATAAATATTGTACTCGCGGGCGTTCGTCGCAGCTGTCCAAGACAGAACGCAAGGTGCCGCGGCCGTGCCATCCGCGGCGCTGACGATGGTCACGATGTCACGGTAACAGAAGCCGCCAAGTGAAGGCGCCCCTTCGGCCGACTTGTCGACGGGGATTGAGAAGGTGGTCCCTGTTAAAACCGTGATCGTGTAATACCCGTTCAAACCGTAAAGCGTGTCTTTGATGAAGACGCTGTCGCCTGTCGCGTAAAGATGACTAGTCGAAGTCGTGCACACCGCGGGGTTCGCGTTCGACGTCGAGCTGATCGTGACCTGTCTCTCTTTGATGTTTGCCAGCGACTCTTCGAAGGTATCGTTCGCAACGGATGTGACTTTATATTTAAAAGTCTTCGAACCAGCTGCACCCCTGACGCCACCGATGTTAGTCGGCGCAGCGATGTTCGGACCCATCGAAGTAACTGCGTTCGTCCAAGTAAGTATGGCGGTGGCGATCAGCTTGCGCGCGGGGTGCCCGATGTGCGCCAAGTAAAGCGCGTTTGCGATCTGCTGATAAGAGATGTCGAAGAGTTCCGACTCGGAATAAAGCGCAGTCGGGGCGGACGTCGTATCAAGGATCTGAAGCACTTCCGAGACGGTTCCGCCCGAAGTATATGATCCCCACGCGGTGCTGTTGACTGCGGTTCCGTCCGGGTAATTAAGCTGGAAGGTGTTCGCGCCAGCATTAAGCCCGGCCACCTTGAACGTGCGATCGTTCACGAAGTTCGCCATCGCACCGACGACGCCCGTAACGTAAACGTTGTCGCCGTTCGCGAAGTTATCAGCGCCGGCGTAAGTCAGGACCGCGGGGTTTGCGGCCGTGATCCCTGTAATATTTTGCGAAGCGTTCCGAACCTGGCTGCCGTTCTGGACAGCGCGAACGGAAGAGTCCGCGAACTCAAGGACGCAAGTAAGTGCATCGGTGTGCCGGAACGGGATGACCCGCGTTCTTTTACTTGAGTCCTTGACTTCACAGACGAACGAAAAACCAGGGCGGTTTGAAGCGCCGCCGTGTTTCTTAACGAACATGTTGCGCATCGTGCGCGCTCCGGTGGCGTACTTAATCATGTCAGGGCGCGGATATAGTTCCGGCCCCACTTCACCAGCTGCGAACGAACGTTGCGCGACGGTCGCCATTACTCTTTATCTTCCTTGGGTTCTTCGCCTTCGCCCAGGCCGAGTTCCGTGATCTGAAGTTCGACGCGCTTATTATCGCCGTAAAACTTCGACTCGTTCATGGACACGCTGCAGACTTCGACGGTCGCTTCGATCATCATCTTCGTGCCGACCTTCGGCATGTCTTTGATGCCAAGCTTCTTCATCGACTCGGCATCGAGACTGATCTGCAAACCGTACGGGTAAGCGGGTTCGTCGTACTTCATCGAAGATACTTCCGGGGACGGCCGCTTCTCTTCGTTCTTCATGCTGACCAGTTTCATGTTCTTGCCCTTTCGAGTTCCGAGTCAGGCGCTTCTTCTTCCTGAACTTCGGCTGCGTTGTTTGTTCTGGATACACCGATCTCGAACTGATAAAGCCCGCGGGCACGGTCGCCCATCTTGAACGGATCTTCGCCGGTGATCTTCGGCGCTGCGTAAGTCGCAAGGCACAAGGACAGCGCCATCACGAAGTCGTCCGGGTAAAGCGAAGGGTCGGTCACGTCGACGGTCCACTCACCGATAGCTTCGGGCTGATCGGTGAAGATGAAGATCCCGCCGCCGGTTCTCATGAAACCGCGCGACTCTTTGTACGGGATCCGCGATTGACGGTTCTCGTTTCGGATGCCGCTTTGAATTTTACGAAACATAACGGCGTCTGACGGCCGTTCGTACGCGTACTTCCACTCGCTGGTCGGGTGACCATCGTCCACGCCGTACGTTGAAACCAAGCCCAGCGCACCGATCTTGTGCGCGAAACTCCAAGGCGTCGCGCGGAATACCATGCGTCGGCACGTATCATAGATCGTGCGTAACGCGATGGCGGCCGGCGTGCGCTGGGTCCGCAGGTTTGAGATCTCGACGCTTTGACCTAAGTGGCCAAGCGCCAGGTTCGCGATCTCGGTTTCAGAAGTCGCCATTACTTAAACCGCCCCACGCATACGACGTGGACGTTCGCGCCCGTTGTCACTTGCCAGGCGCCGACCGCT